AAGACAGCTGCGGATGACAACTTTCATTTTGTTAAACCATACGGCCGAGCCCTTGGCCCAGAGCATAAAGCACAGGCTTACACTGCGACCCCTGCCATAAGAGAGGCTGCGATGATCGTAGCTGTAGACATCTGGCAAGCACGTCAAGTTAGCCAGACTGGTGGGGTAGGTATGGATGGGATCACTGCCAGCCCTTATCGAATGGGTTATCAGCTGATTAACAGAGTGCGTGGTCTCATCCAGCCTTACAGTAGCCCTAACTCACTGGTCGGCTGATGCCAGCTGCAATAACTACATTACGCAGCACACTTGCAACAGACTTAACTAATGCAGGCGTGTGGTCAACCTTTAGTTTCCCGCCAGCCACGCTTCTCGCAAACGCATGCGTGATTACTCCGTCAGATCCATACCTAACGCCTAGCAATAATGATTACATAACTATAAGCCCTATGGCAAACTTTAAGATCTTAATAACTAAGCCAGCATTTGACAATCAAGGCAATCTAGCAGGCATGGAAGATTACATATTGGCACTAGTAACAAAATTAGCAGCATCAAGTTTAGTAATAAATATATCTGCTATTTCAGCACCTAGTATAATTGCCGCTGCTAGCGGTGATCTATTGGTTAGTGAGATTACAGTTAATACATTAACAGAATGGAGTTAACATGAGCTATAAAGGATTTACAGATGAGGAACATGACTTTCTGGTCAAGATAGGCCAGATTACCGACAAGCCAGCAGCGGTTAAAAAACCAGCGGCTAGAAAAGATGAGGACAACGAATAATGGCAATCTATTTAAGCAATGGCGTTGTTGTTACTCTGAACAGCGTGGATCTAAGCAACCACGTAACAGCCGTAACAATTAACCGCTCATTCGATGAATTAGAAGTAACAGCTATGGGCGATACCGCACACAAGTTTGCAAAGGGTCTAGAAGCCAGCACGATTACTATTGACTTCTTAAATGACACAGCAGCAGCCAACGTAAACGCAACACTGCAGGCAGCATGGGGAACAACAGTGCCACTAACAATTAAGCAGACTTCTGCAGTGATTAGTGCTACTAACCCAGAGTATCAAACCACAGTCCTTGTAAATAACACACAGGATGTAAATGGCGCAGTAGGCGACATCAGCACACAGTCAATTACATTTACCTGCCAAAGTGTTATCGTAGTAGACGTAACGGCATAAGGAGAACTAATGGCAAAGCTAAAGATAACAAGGGCTAACGGAGAAGTATCTGAACACAAGATTACTCCGGGTGTTGAGTACGCTTTCGAGTTAAAGTACGGATCAGGAATTAGTAAAGTCCTACGTGATCATGAACGGCAGACCGAGATTTATTGGCTTGCATGGGAGTGCTTACGTAGGGCTAACGTTACAGTACCCTTATTTGGCATTGAGTTTATAGATTTATTAGATGTAGTCGAGGTACTTGACGAAGAAAAAAAATAGTCGGGCGTGATTCAATTTTTTACAGCATCGCTCAATTAGCTGTAGAGACTGGAATACCGCCTAGCGAATTTAGAGACATGGATACGCAGATGTATCGGGCTATCATCCAAGTATTGACAGATAGAGCTAAGGAGATAAAAAATGCCAGTAGTCGTAAACGGCGTTAGTCAATTTCTTAAAGCTCTGAAAGAAATAGAAGATGACACTTTTGACAATGTTAAAGCTCGGCTAAAGACACCAATGATTAGAGTAGCCGCTTTGACTAAAAACGAGTTTCCAGATAATCAAAGTGTTTTAAGCGGCTGGTTAAAGACAGCGCAGCCAATGGAAGGGCAGACAAGACCTTTTCCTGCATACGATCAAGCAAAGGCTCAAGCTGGTGTAAAGTACAAACTAGGGCCTAATAAAAAGAACAGAAACGGCTACGCTGTTTACAATTATGTATCTAATGAGAATCCTGCAGGCATGATATATGAATGGGCAGGTAGAAAAAACGCACATGGCACACCTGGCGGTGCATCATTAAATCCAAACGCCAGCGCAGAGTTTATTGACGCATTACCACCATTATTTGATGCAACCTTAGCTGGATCAGTAGGGCGTAGAGGTCGCAGAAACAAAGGCAGAGCTTTGTACAAAGTTTGGGCTAAAGAACAAGGTCCAATCTATGCAGATATACAAAAAGCATTAAACGATGCTATAACCGCATATTACAAAAAGATGCCGCTAGAAAGACAGCGAGAAGTCATAGGATTTTATAAAGGAATGCGTAGCAGGGGAGTTTCATAATGCCTACGATAGTAGCTTCGGTACTTAGCACTTTTGACAACAAAGGATTAAAAAAGGGTAAGAAAGAAATAACAGCCTTCGAGAAACAAGTAAAGGGCTTTGGCAAAACATTTAGTAAAGTCTTTGCTGGTGTAGCAGTGGCTGCATTTGCTAAAAGCGCAGTAAACGCATTTATAGAATCTGAGAAGGCTGCTGCTAAATTACGTACTACAGTTAAAAACCTAGGTTTAGAGTTTGAGCAGCCAGGCATAGACAAGTACCTACAAGGTCTATCGCTGCAATTTGGCATTATAGATGAAAACTTAATTCCAGGATTTCAGCGTTTATTGATTGCCACTAAGGATGTATCTACAGCACAGAGTCTATTTGAGACAGCCTTAAACGTAGCAGCTGGTACTGGCAAAGACCTTAACGCAGTAACTACTAGCCTATCTAAAGCCTACATGGGCGACAGCGTAGCGCTAGGTAGATTAGGTGTAGGACTAAGCAAGGCACAATTAAAGTCAGCATCATTCTTAGACATACAGCGCACACTTAACCTCAACTTTGCAGGACAAGCAGCCGCAGCCGTAGAAGGTTATGCAGGCGATATGGCTAAATTAACTGTAGCTGTAGATGAATCTAAAGAGGCGATAGGCAAGGGCTTACTCGATGCGCTCAAAGCATTGAGTGGTGATACGAGCATAGATACATTTACCTCAAAGATGGTTAGGTCAGCAGAAACTATTGGCAACGCATTTGGAAGTGTTGTAGATTTTCTACAGTTATTAAATCCTAATGCAACCTTTGAAATGGGTGGCGCACGCTTACGCAAGAAAGATTTTGCTAAAGGTAATTTCCAATATGGTGCAGGTAATCCTAGAGCAGATTTATTAGTTACAAAAAATATATCAAAAGCCCGCAAAGATGAATTAGCAATTATTACGGCTAGCAATAAAGCCAAAACCGAAATAGATAAACTTAAAGACAAGTTTGACCTAGAGCGCATAGGCCTAACTGCAGCACTTAACGCTGCTACCGATGAAGAAACTAAATTACGCATTAAGGCGCAACTAGCCATATTAGACAATAACGAGGCGCTGGCCAAGAAGTACAACGCAGAGCTAGAGGCTGCTACAGCTGCTAACAGACTAGCCACATCTGCCAATACCGCTGCTACATTTTTAGATTTACTCGCTAATAGGTCTAATCCGTTATTTACTTCTACCGGTGAGATGACAGCACGTGGCCGTAATCAAATAGCACCATTTGAGGGATCTACTACTTACACAGTGCCACAGGGTGTGACTAATCAAGCGCCGACGGCTGCTGCCGGTGCTGCTGCATCTACACCACAGGCTACATTAACTTTAGATCCTAATGCTAGTAGCGATAAATTAGTACAGGCTATTGGCGACCTGGTTATGGTAAATCTAAAATACGGCAACAAGTTAATACCAGCGGGAACAATTACTTAATGCCAGTACCTACGGTCAATGTAATATTAAACCTAAGCACTGGGCCTGCAACAGCTCAGGCTATGCAAATAGATATAGGTAAAATTGGTGTTAACGTCTTTGCCGATGCTGTAGCTGTAATTGTAGATGTATCTGACCAAGTAAATTACATACAAACACAATCAGGACGTAGTGCTTTAGCAGATCAATTCCAGACAGGCACACTTACATTACGTGTTGTAGATCTAAATGGCGACTTTAATCCTACTAATGTTAGTGGCCCGTACTATGGCTTGCTTACACCGATGAAAAAGGTGCAGATAACTGCTACGCATCTAGGCATTACCTATCCTATATTTTCAGGTTTTATTACATCCTACGTAAACACACAACCTAAAGATGCTACAGAAGTTGCTTATACTACGATTGCAGCTGTAGATGCAATGCGCTTGGCGCAAAACGCACAGATCAGTACAGTCAGCGGCACTAGCGCTGGTCAGTTAAGCGGCGCAAGAATAAATAACATTTTGGATTCTATATCTTGGCCAGCGACTGCTCGTGATGTAGATGCAGGGCAAACCACATTACAAGCTGATCCTGGCACAGCACGCACATCTCTAAGTGCTATGCAAACCGTAGCCGATTCAGAGTATGGTGCATTCTTTGTAAATGCTGATGGAGATTTTGTATTTAAGGATCGTGCTACAGCCGTATCCTCAATAGGTGATACGCCTACAGTATTTGAAGATGCAGGTGCAGGCATTAGATATGCCAATGCAAAATGGCTATTAAACGATGATTTAATATTTAACTCAGCTACAGTAACTCGAACAGGTGGCACGGCGCAGACAGCTACTAATGCAGCCAGCATTGCTAAGTATTTTATACACAGCTTCAACCAACAGGATCTACTTATGCAGACCGATGCAGTAGCCCTAGATTATGCAAGGGCTTATGTGGCTAGTAGGGCTGAAACTGCAATTCGGTGCGATGCAATAGAGCTTGACCTATACACGCCTAACTACGACACAGGCATAGTAGCCGCTTTGAGCCTAGAGTTCTTTGACCCTATTACAGTATCTACGACCCAGCCTGGCGGATCGCTGCTAGAGGATACTTTGCAGATATTTGGCGTAGCCAACACCATCACACCTAACAGTTTTAAGGTGGTGTTTACAACGCTAGAACCTGTCATAGATGGGTTTATAATAGGCAACGTAGATTACGGTGTCATAGACGAAAGCGTATTATCTTATTAAGGAGATATAAATGCCAACTTTTCCAGTAGTTACTGGTGATGTTCTTACCAGTACAATTTTTAATGGCTTACCAGCCTTTACAGTGCAAACTGCTAAGACAGCAGATTACACAGCTGCATCTGGTGATGAGTACCAACAACTTATCCCAATAAATAAAGCAACTGCTATTGCATTTAAGTTACCAACAGATGCAACATATAACTTTCCAGTAGGCACAGTAATTACAGTGTTAAGTATAGGTGCTGGCGCAGTAACAATTAGCGCAGTAACCCCAGGTACTACTACTGTACTAAGTGCTGGCGCAGTTGCAGCATCTCCAACCCTTGCACAGAATAGATCGGCTGCTTGCATAAAAACAGCTGCAAATGCTTGGTATGTAGTAGGGGCTATTGGATAAATGCTAAATATACTTGCTGGTATTTTGTCGCCAGATAATCCAACTTTCACGGCAACTGGTGGTAATGAAATTAAAACAGTTGGCATTTATTCATATCATTTTTTTACAAGTAATGGATCTTTTACTGTCACTAGTGGGTCAAGAGAAATAGCAATTATTGGTCAAGGCGGTGGTGGTGGTGGTGGCTGCGGTCAAGCCGGTGGTGGTGGTGGTGGTGAATTAGATATTCTAACTACTGTCAGCGCAAGTCCTAATACTTACACTGTAACTGTTGGCGCACAAGGAAACGGCTCAACAAGCGGTGCAACAGCTGGTGCAAATGGCGGTACTTCTAGTTTTGCGCTAGGTGGTACTACTTATGTATCCTCATTAGGCGGTGGTGGTGGCGCATCAGATGCTGGAGGCAGCGGTAGTACAGGTGGATCTGGTGGCGGCGGCAGAGATGAAATTACAAGAAGTGGTAAATCTGGAAGTAATACTAATTTTGGTGGCTTAGGCAATTCTGCATCATCTCCAACTAGAAGAACCTCTGGTGGTGGTGGTGGTGCAACTGCACAGGGTGGAGATGCCACTGCTAGTAATGGTGGTGATGGTGGCGCAGGTTATACTTTAACTAGCATAGATAGTAATTTAACTAGCGGTAATTTTACTTCATTATCAGGTATGACAGTTATTGCCTCTGGTGGCGGTGGATCATCTAGAAATGATGGCGGCACAGCTGTTGCAGGCACAGGCGGCACAGGTGCAGGTAATGGTGGAACTAATTCATCTGGCTCAGTAGTACAAGCGACAAGTGCAGTTTCATTTGGCTCAGGTGGCGGTGGTGGTGCCCATAATTTACAAACTGGTGGTAATGGTAAAGCTGGTGTTGTTATTGTGAGGTATTTAGCATGAAAAATTATGCTTTACTTGATGAAAATAATATTGTAATAA